GTTGATATTGTCAAAAATAGTAAAGTGTTCGTAATTGTAGCCACCTACGAGCGTTCCCTTCCGGTTCTTCTCTTCCCACTTATCCAGATAATCAACATAGATCGGAGCTTTTGGGTGCTCAGGGTTCAGATCCCAGAATATCTTGATCTTCTTAGCGGCCAACTGTCGGTTGAACGCCTCTTTTATGGTGTTATCGTGGTGCAAGTTGATCTCTGTAGCAATCCACATACCGTATGAGTTACCACGAATCTTCTTGTAACTGTCCGATGATTTACCGCCAGCAAAAATAACTACCTTTTCTTCAAAGTTCGTGTATGGGCCTCGAATAATCAGGCAGTCATTGTCTTTGTACTTGCTCCATCGGCATTGTCCCCGGAAGATATACTCAAGTCCAAAGCCGTTGGCATCGCCTATATTCAATTTTGCATTCGCCATCGTGGATCCGGTGGCAAGGTGGAATTTATCCGGAGCACGGCACAATTCATAAGCGAAAGCAATAACATTATCTACCGTCTTTCCGGCACGAACAGCACCCTCAGCGATATTGTAGGTGTTGTAGTGGCACTTCTTGATATAATCCAGATGCTTTTGACCGAAATTGTAAGTGATGGTCTTGATCGGCATACAAACTACACCATCGTTCAGGATCTCTTCCCATGCACTGTACCCGTGGATTAAAGCCAGGACATCTGAGATATCCTCGATCTCGACCGCCGCACCCTGTTCTTTCTGTTTCTCATACTCGAACATTTGCTCTTTAAGCGCAAGCTCCGGATTGAATCCGGCAGTATCTCGGATGAACTCCATCGCCCGGACATTTCCCTTCATGGCTTGTTGCATTGCACATACGTTGATCCAGTCAGCATACGTCCAATCGCAGTCAAGAAGTCCCAGACTTTGCATCTGGGCTTTCATCGCTGGCGTAATTTCCATGTTCAGAAGCTCTTGCATGGAGTTTTTCATGTTCTTTCTCCGCTTCTTAGCAGCCGCTGACGCAAGACCAGCTTTCCGTGCGTTGGTACGGCGTTGTTCCGGAGTTACATCCGTTCTGTTTTGTATTAAGTTTTCCTCATTTGACACATCACCACCTACCAACTTTTGTTATATTTCTGAGGAACGAAAAAGGCACCTCCGGGTGTCCGGAAATGCCTCTCATTTGCTTTTGTGTTCTATTATGGGTGCAGGATCTCGGCTCCGCCTCCCTGCTGCCTCTCGGCTTTACATCACGCCTATATTGATATCATCAAAAAGGGAAAGCTGTCTGTATGCAAGTGACCGATCCTCTTCTATGAAGAAATCTGCCTTTGTCTTGCCTTTCATTTTTCCCTGGCGTGTATGTACATCATACGCATAATCAGGAATCGGAATGTTTTCATTTCTTGCCTCTTCCATGTAGGCGTTGATCTGATCGTCTGTGAGCCCTCTTTTCCGATCGTAAACGAAATTGGAAAGCACATCCGCATCTCTACTGTGTGGCTGAGTGCATAATAAAATGACTGCTTTGGAAATAAAGATCCTTCCTCCCAGCTGATCCGCTCTCTTTCCCTTGTTCACTATCTTGAATCCTTCATACAGTGCCATGATCTCTTTTGTGATCGGGCCGTAGCAATCTTCCGCTGATACTGTCAGTAATCTCTTCCAGCAATACTCGCTGTACTTCGGAAAAAGTTCCAGCGCAAAATATCCTGCACATCTGACGTCTCCTCTTCTGATCGCTTTCTGCAATGATGAAGATACTAAATAAAAATCGTAGCCTCTCTGTGTTCTCAAATCATATCCCATGTTCTGTTACCTACCTTTTCTTTTATTGTAGCGTACAGAAAAACCGATGTAAAGGCGTGTACTGCAATTTAA